GAAACATCCGAAAATTGAAAGACGCGGGCCATACTGGGATGGAAAGTACCAGGGATAGAAAACGAAGTAGAGTTGCGAACGAGATTGGGGGGGGGGTAGACAAAAATATCCGGGGGGGGGTAGACAAAAATGTCCAGCCCCCCTCGACAGAATTGTCTATGGGGATGGACAAAAATGTCCACCATAATACTAAAGCTAATAATATTAATTTAACTCTTAGTCAAAGATTTCAAAAAAGTGACTTAGCTTTAGAAACACATAAGGCGAGTATCGATTTTGCCGATGCGGTTGAAAAAATATGCGAAGGGAACCTTTTTTTGCCGGCGGAAACGACTACGTTTTATTTTTATCGCAGACATCTTTCCGAGAGGGGTCCGGAATGGCTGAGAAAAGCAACCAAAAAGCTGCGATCCCTGACTACGTGGCGTGATTCGAAGCCGGGTAGGGGAACAACGGATATTAAAAAGGCGTTCGGCGCATGGATGGTCCGTGTGGCGGGGTATAAAAAAAAGGAGATAAAATGAGTTGTGAAATCGAATTTTTAGGTGCGGATTATGAACCTGCGAAGAATGTTAATCTTTGCAATTACAGGACGGTAACCGGGGTGCAGAGAGACAGGGCATGGTGGATATTTTTTCGGGGGGAAAAAAATAAGCAATGGAATTTCTATGACTGGGAGATAGTGCCGGCCGGTGACGGTAAGGAGGCGGCATTAAACACCCTTGAAAAAACGGCGGATCAGATAGGGATAACAAAGATACAAATAATGGTGATGACCAGCCCGAAGATGCGGGCAGGGTTAAGGCGGTGGCGTTCAAATAAATCTTAAAAACAATTAAAACAAAAGGAGAATCAAGATGGACTGGAGATTAATTTTGGCTGAGTTTCTGGCGACCCTTATAGCACGCGTGGCACCGGTGCTTGTCGAGATGATCGCCGATTGGCTGGAGTCGATGTCGGCCAATGACAAGGTTGCCCTGTTAGATGGCGTTGCGGAGTGCCTCCGCGAGAAAAAGGCAGCTTAAACCGTGCAGAAAGATACACACTACTATTTGACTTACGCACTTGCCAGGACGGCCGGTATCGAAACACCGACTGCGCTCAAAATTGCCTGGGCGAATCAATTTACCGATGAGTGTACCGATGCCGGCCGTCTCGGCATGCAGACGCAGGTCAGGTTCGGTCCGTTTTCCAACTGGTCGGATGTGCATGTCCAAAATACAGTTTTGGTGCCGTTTCATTTTATACCCGGCCGGGACAGCCAACAAGAATCGCAATGGCAGGTAACCGAGGCATCCGACCTGGCCGACCAGCTCGCAAAAGCGGCGGTTCGCAGCAAAAATCCGTTCCGGTTCGGTATCGCCCTTCACACCTGGCAGGATACGTTCAGCCACGCCGGGTTCACTGGCCGGCGGGAAAAAATAAACAACCGATTCAGCTGGTACAACCCTACCGCTGCGATAATGCCGGATGTCGGCCATGCCGATCTGGGTCCGAGGCCGGATATTATATTTGATCCGAACAACCAAATAGACAACCGCACCGGTGCGCTTCGGTGCGCAGCGACCACTCTTGTCTGGATGAACCGGTTTGCCGGCAACGGCGCAACTGTGGCCGATTCGCTGGCACTGGAGTCGGCGCTGGAGAGGGCTTTTTCGTACGCCGATTACGATGAGCGAAAAAAAGCCATAGCGGCGGTCGGCAAAAGCGAGATGACAGGCGATTCGTTTCGATTCGGCCGGGTAAATAAAGGTGTCGCGGCGGAATGGCGCGGCGAATTTGTTTCGGCTGCGCGGATTCACCTCGGTCTGGTAATGGCCGGGTTAAATGATCTGTTATAAAGGGTTTGCGGATGATTGATTTATTTGGATGGACGGCGACTGTTTTGGCCGTGTCCGGCGTGGTGCTGAACAACCGGAAGTTTATTATGTGTTTTTGGTTGTGGATGGTAAGTAACCTGCTTTGTGCGCACCTGCACGCACACGTTGGGTTATGGAGCCAGTACTGGCGGGATGTGGCGTTTTTTGTTTTGTCGGTTGAAGGATTTTATAAATGGCGAAAGCAGACCGATAGTCCAAAAAAGAAACGAAAGGCGGGTCATTTCTTGGGGCAGTTAAGACGAAAGAAAGGCGGTGAATAATGGATAGGCGCTTAAAAATGAATTGGAATTGGCGAAGATGGAGCGTGGGGTTTAGTTTTGCAATAAGCTATAGCGAACCGAGGGCCTATGCGTTCGGTGTTTCAATTGGGCCATTCTTAATAAAAGCTATGACTCACCCTAAACGATTTTCTTATGTAACAGATAAACTTAAAGCTGAGAACGCCAGGTACAGGAAAGCATTGCACGAAATAGTAGAAGAAGCGGGTGATATAAGCGAACCCCCTGCGCACCTGCAAATGTGTCAATCTATAGCTCGGCGGGCACTGAAAGGCGGTGAATAAATGGACAAAGACAAAATGCCGTTCCTTGAACCCTTTAGTACTGATTGCGAGCCGTGTCATGCACCAGATTGCCCGCACACAAAGCAGTGCATAATAAGACTACGAGGCGAGAACAAAGACCTGAAAGAGCGTATTGAAATGGCGGTTAGCTACCTGCCAGAAAGCCCAGATAAGGCAAAAGGATTTTTAATACCTGTGCTGGTGAATAAAAGAAAGGGCGGTGAGCCACAATCCAGCCGAGTGCCCGGAAGAATTAAGGATTAGGAGGGTGGGGCTATTTTGACTGACCAGATAATACAGGGCGACTGCTTGGAAGTTATGAAAGATATTCCAGATAACTCTGTGGATTTGGTTTTGACTGACCCGCCGTATGGGATAAATTACAACAATGAAAGGCTTAATCGGCCAAGTGGTAACAAATTTCAAGATATACAAAATGATGATATGGTTATGGATTTTAGTTTTTTGCTTAATCGAACAGGAACAACAGTTGTTTTTGGTGCAAATAACTTTGTTGACCAACTGCCTTTTTCTGGACGGTGGATAGTGTGGGACAAAAGAGTAAATCTAAAAGCCGATTTTGTCCTGGGTAGTCCGGTGGAATTGGCGTGGGTTAATAAAAAACAAGGGTACTTAAAGTTGTACAGGGTCGCACACTATGGATTTGTAAATGCAGACCGTAGTGAGAGCAAAAAAAGATTCCATCCAACACAAAAACCCGTGGACTTAATGAAACTTATAATACGGGATTACAGCAAACCCAATGACCTAATCCTCGACCCCTTCTGTGGTTCAGGCACAACCTGTGTAGCTGCAAAGATGTTAGGTCGTCATTACATAGGCATAGACATATCTGAAAAATACTGTGAAATTGCCCGCAAGCGATTAGAGGCGACAGAAAAAGGTATCACGGTCAAGGAGTTAGAGCAAGGTCAAGGGGTGTTATTTTGACTGACCAGATAATACAAGGCGACTGGATAAAAGTTATGAAGAGCTTGCCTGATAAGTCTGTGCACTGTTGCGTAACCAGCCCGCCATATTGGGGCCAACGCAATTACGGTGTTGACGGTCAGTTGGGATTAGAAAAAACACCAGAAGAACACATTGAAAACTTAGTCGCCGGTTTTCGCCAGGTTCGCCGGATATTGCGGGACGATGGTGTTCTTTGGCTGAATTATGGTGATAAATACAATTCAAGCTCTCAGCACAACACGCACGAGGGGCTTAGGCCCGCTGATAGATATACCGAGAAGCATGACGAGGAATGGCCGGGGCATCGCAAGTTGTTGGCAAATCTTCAGCCCGGCAATCTTATCGGCCTTGCCTGGCGTTTGGCCTTGGCCTTGCAGGCCGATGGTTGGATACTTCGTTCCGATATAATCTGGGCAAAAGCGGTAAGTTTCTGTGAAACTTATTGCGGCTCGTGTATGCCTGAAAGTGTATCAGGTTGGTATTGGCAACAGCACAAGGTTGCTAAGTGCCCGGAGTGCGGGGCCTTGTCATCGTTTAAGAAAAGGGTTTGCAAGGAATGTGGCTGGACCAAACCAAAGACGCGGACCGCAGCGGGCGAGATAGAGGGCTTTAGGGAACATAGCGGATACAAAATCAAAGAGGAGGTTGAATGGGTCGATTGTCCCGGCTGTCCCAAATGCACACCAAACGGCGGTTTAGTCCTGCGAAAAGGCTCCTGGAGGCCGACCCGGGCGCACGAATATTTATTTCTTTTGACAAAGACGAATAATTACTTTTCAGATATGGATGCAGTGAGGGAGGCTCATGCAGGGCCAGAACGAAGTGGAAAACACGAAAGCAACAATCCCCACTCAGGACGACTTGATGATGAAAACAAACAGCAGGCTGCCTTTGTAGTCGCAGAAAGAAATTACAATCCTTCCGGTCGCAATCTCCGCGGCGTATGGACAATAGGTACACAGGCATTTCCAGAGGCTCATTATGCCACGTTCCCAGAGAAGCTGATAGAACCCATAGTCAAGGTATCTACAAGCGAAAAGGGTTGCTGCCCTGACTGTGGGGCACAATGGGCGCGGGTGGTGGAGAAGGAGCAAGTTAAACGAGAAAGACCGGCGGACAAAACAGACCGGCACAACCAGGGCGAAGGCGTCAATTCTTGTGGCAATACTGTGGCTGGTGCCAATTCCACCACCATCGGCTGGCGTCCCACCTGCAACTGTGGCAAAGAACCTGTACCTTGCACGGTTTTTGACCCGTTTATGGGGGCTGGAACGGTAGGGTTGGTAACTTATAAACTTAACCGTTATTATCTCGGCGCGGAATTGAGCGAAGAATATATGCAGATAATCAAAAACCGTATCGGTGAAGAAAAAGACAAATACGCTTTGCTTGAACAGTAAAGTTTTCCTTAATAGTTTTATTAAAGAATATGTTTTATGGCGACAGAAAAAAAAAGGTTGAAAACAAATGTGGCTAAGGCGACGGCCAAGAAGCACTGCCCGGACTGCGGCGGCGAGCACGAATTTTACCAGACAGAGTGCCCGCTGAAAAGCCGGTTTGTAAAACTGCAACAGCGATGCGACCGGCTGCAAAACAGGTGCGATAAATTTACGACGGTAGTGAGCCTGTTGGCAAATACCGAACGAATAGAAAAAATATTGGAATTAGTCAAAAAGTTTGAGAAAGAAGCGGGTGTTAAATGAAACGGCATAAACAATGGGGTGGATTGAAGCCAAACAGGTGGTTAAGTCCCGAACAGTATAAAAAGCTGCTCGGTTATACCCGGCAGCGGGCCTCCAGGGGCGTCAAGAGGTGGGCGACCAACGAGATTATTATATTGATTCTTTTGTGCGCCGGGCTCAGGGCCGAGGAATTGTTATCGCTTACAGTTGAAGATACACCGGCGGTACACGGCAAGGATGAATTGTGGGTTAGTAACGGCAAGGGTGATATATCCCGAACGGTTGATATTGGGGCTGGGTTGAGCAGGTGGATTAAGCGATATATAAAGTTGTACCGCAGGGGCGCCAAGCCAAGGTCACCGCTGATAGCAAGGGAGGGGGGGGGCAGACGGATGAAGTGGAAGGGGTGTTGGGTGTATAGTCCAAGACTTAGTTATAGGTCGCTGCTGGACAGAGTTAAGAGAACTGGCGAGGCGGCGGGTATTGAGGGTTTGACTCCGCACAAACTTAGACATACGTTTGCGATGAATTTGTACAGAGTGGCTAAAGATTTAAGGAATGTGCAGGACCAACTCGGGCACTCGACCAGCAAGACGACCGAGATTTATGCCAGGACCGACAACGCCGAGAGAAGGCACCAGATTGAGTTGATGACAGGGCCGTTATTTGCTGATTATGGCTAAAACCCCGCAGAGTATGTAAGGCGAAGTGTGTGTTAAATATAAAGGGTTTTGTAACTCAATAAAAAACAAAGGGATACGGTCAAAAATGCGGAATATCAAAAATGACAAAAAACAGGGAAAACAGGCGGCGGAAGTAAAAAAACAAGACATAGGCGTTTTTGGGCTGTTATTAAGGGTGGCGGAAGGTCGTTCCGGAAGGCTTCCGCTTGGTTAGAACGTAAATAAAGGACTTATGAGCGATTAATTCAAGACCTGTTATGTCCAGAATTCATCAAAATTATGTGGGGGATCGGTAGAATGTTGGGCATGGGTCCTTCCTGGGAAATGGTGTAGTTCGGTTCTCAAGATGGCGAAAAATCGAAAATTTTTTAGGGGAAAAAGGGACTTCCGGTTCCATAAGTGTTTGAGTTTTGTTGAGGTGAGTTATGGTAAAACTTTTGGCCAAAATAAAATTAAAGGTTGAGGGATTTTGGGTGTCGGGGATCGACTTTCGGGTGATAACAAAATCGCGGTTAAACAGAAAATTTGCAAAACAGTATGAGGACGGTCGGGCACATGAAAGGAGGATAACAAACAGGCAGATGTCAAAGATTTTGTATAACAATCATTTACTTCGTTTGGAGAACTACAGTCTGCGACACAAGTTTAAAAAAAGAAGGTGAAAAAATGAGTGAACAAAAAAGGGCCAGGGCGCACCTGGACGACCTATTATCGGTTGATAGAGGGTTGACAGGCAGGGAGATATGGTGGATTGAAACTATCAACAAATATTGGAAAGCAAAGGGCTGCTTTAGAAAAAAACATATAAAAATAATTTATGATATTTATGACAGAAGGTGCTAAAACAGAAAGGAATGGACTATGAGTAAAAAAACAAAAAAAGAAAACAATAACGAAGTGAGGTTCGAGAGAGTTGAATTGTTAAATGCTTTGAAATTGGCACAGATGGTGGCGGCAAAAAATTCACCAAAACAGACAACGGAATGTGCGCTCCTGGCAATAAGGGGGAATGAATGTAGTGTGCGAGCAACAGATTTGGAGGTTGCAATCGAAAAAAAAATTGCCTGCCGGTCTGAAATAAACGAAAAACTTTTTGAGGCTGCGCTGCCGTGCGCCGAGTTATACAGGGCGGTGTCGCAGGCCGACGATGATGAGATTGTAATTAGGCACATGAAAGAACACAACGAAATAATCACAATGGACGGGGTTTATCGGTTTAATGCGATTGACCCCGCCTTGTTCCCTGACGGTATGTTTGGTTTTAACGTGGACGGTGGGATAGAAATGAAAATCGCCGAGCTGCAGGAGGCAGCCGGTAAAGTGGTTTGTGCGCTTGATGCCTCGGCTTCAAGCAGATACGCTCTAAATGGTGTGCTGTGGGACAAAGGTATAAGTATGGTAGCGACAAACGGCAGGCATTTGGCGAAAACCGTATTAAAAAAAGAAACATCAAAGGTGCAAACAAACAAAAGACAAATAATCAGCAAACGAACGGTAGTATTATTATCCCATATTGAGGCGGATGAAGATGAAGTGTGCAAGGTGGAGTTGGGGGAAAATGGCATATTTATCAAAACAGACAAATTGTATATAACTGGGCCTTTGATAGATGGTAATTTTCCAAAATATGAAGAGGTGATTCCTGCAGGGTGTGAGCACAGTGTATATTTTGACGCTGAAAGAGTAATTCGCCAGGTTCGGCGGGCGAAGATATTGGAGGGCGACTATGAAAACGAAAAAAATATTATTATCAGCAGTGAGACTGGCTGTGTAATATTCGATTCCGAGAACCAAAAGTTGGGAACCGCCTCCATGAAAATTCCCATCGAAAGCGACACAAAGAACGGGGCGGACGATTTTGAAATAGCTGTCAAGAGCAAGCATTTTTTGGCTGCGCTAAAAACATTGGAAAAATTCCGGCTGGAGGTTACAGATTCAGATAAACCGCTGGTATTAACAGATGATGAGACAACGCATGTTATTATGCCGGTGTCCGGAATATAACCATAGATACAGAGGACTTAGAGACAAAAGGAGCGCATGAGAATGAGTGTAATTTATGAGCCAAAGGGAAGGGCAAAAGAATATTCGCTGTTGGCGGCCAACCTGTATACCGGCTGTGCGCATGGTTGCAAATACTGCTGGGCGCCGGGCGTATTGAGAAAAAACGCCGATACGTTTCGCACGGTCATTACCCCGAGAAAAGACTTGCTGGGGCTTGTCATAGCCGATGCAGCCCGCCTGGCTTGCACCAATAAGCGGGTGCTGCTTTGTTTTACGTGCGACCCGTACCAGCCGCTTGACGATACGCTGCAATTGACGCGCAGGGTGATACTAATCCTAAAAAAGCACTCGATACCGATACAGGTCTTGACAAAAGGCGGTATGCGTGCGGCGCGAGATTTTGACCTGTACGATAAATACGATGCGTTTGCAACTACGATGACTTTTTTGGACCCGGCCCTTTCGGCCGAGTGGGAGCCGGGGGCGGCCCTGCCCGCCGAGCGCATCGATGCGATAAAGACGGCGAAGGAAAAGGGCCTGCAAACTTGGGTGTCGCTGGAGCCGGTGATCGACTCGGCGCAGTCGTTAGAGATTATCAAACAGACGCATGAGTTTGTGGACCACTATAAAATCGGCAAGTGGAACCACGATGCGCGGGCCAAAAAAATCGATTGGCGGGCGTTCGGCAAGATGGCAATTTCCTTATGTGAAGAATACGGGAAAACTTACTACGTAAAAAGAGACTTGGCGAGGTATCTTAATAATTGGCCGTTTACGAATACTGATACGAGGATAATTAAATGAAAGATAAGTTCATAGAGAGTAAAGTTGACCAAAAAAAGACTACAAAGAAAAAACAAAATAAAAATCAGAAAGTTCAAAATGATAAACCTTTTGTAACGCAGGCTGATTTTAACAGCCAGGCCGAGGCGGCCAGGTATGCCGACGTCAGTACCCGGACTATAAGGGCGTGGAAGTCGCGGGGGATGCCGGTTATTGATTTGGGCGGCGGCAAGGTAGGTTATAACAAACAAATGCTCGACAAGTTTAAGCGGATGAACGAGGGTGATGAACTAAATAAACAATTAAAGACACAAGAGATTGGGTTTAAGGATGTCAAAAGGCAGTTGGCCCTGATACAGTTGAAGGAAAAGCAGGGCTTATTAGTGCCGGTTGAGCAGGTTGAGACCCAGCAGGTTGAAAGGATACTGGCGGTCAAACGAGCGATGCTTGGAATGGTTCGGAAATTGCCGCCGAGACTGAAGGGGCGCTCGATACAGCAGATGAGTAAGGTTATTCGAGATGAGGTATATTATATATTAAATACATTTGCCGGGAAAGAAATAAAAACTAAAAGAAAAAACTAAACTATCGTTGTCGCACAAAAAAAATCATGGAAAAAATTCAAGTGGAAGCCGCTTGAGCGGTCGGCGTGGGAGCCGCCACCCGATATTACGGTGTCTGGATGGGCGGACGCCAACCGCCGCGTGGTAACGGGCGCAGAGCAGGGGCCGTGGCGGACGGACAGGGTACCGTACCTGAAAGATGTTATGGATGCTTATATCGACCCGGAGGTCGAGGAAATAACCATTACAGGGCCGGCCCAGTGCGCGAAAACCGAGGCGGTGATTAATATGATGCTTTACAGTATCGATTGTGACCCGGTGCCGTGCCTGTATATTACCGATACCGATGCAAACAGTAATTATATATCAGACGACAGATTAGAACCGACCATACTCGGTACGCCGGCAACGGCAAGGCACGTTACCGGCAGGCCGTGGGATATGAGTTCAAAGGAAAAGCGGCTTAACAGAATGAGTATCTATTTCGGCTCGTCGCAAAGTGTTTCGAGCCTGGTGTCAAAGGCGATAGGCCGGTTGTTTGTCGATGAAACGGACAAATATAAATACACGGTCGGCCGGGAGGGCAACCCCATCCGGATGGCGATGCGAAGGGGCCAGACCTTCCAGGCGGCCGGCTATTTTAAGGTGGTGTATTTGTGTACGCCTACGACGGAAGACGGTTTTATTAACCAATCTTACGAAAAGTCAAACAAGCTCCAGTATTTTACACCCTGCCCGAGGTGCGGTGAATTTATCAGGATGGAATTTGGCCAGTTGAAAGTAGAGCCGGCGAAGATGCGGGATGCGGATATTATCAGAAAAAAAGAATGTGTTTATTATGAATGCCGGTTATGCGGCGGCAGAATCGAACAATATGAGCGGTTTGATATGACAGACGCCGGTGTGTGGGTGCCGGAAGGGCTTAAAATAGATGCCGGCGGCGATTATATTTTATTTGACGCGAAGGGTCGGCGGGTGATGGCGAGCGGAAGGCCGAAACGAGGGCGGCGGCATGTCGGTTTCTGGATAGGCGAGATGATAAGCCCGTGGATACCGTGGCATGAGATGACGGCGGAATGGTTCGAGAAGAATACACCGGAGGGAATAGCGCTCGGCGAACTTCGGGAGTTCAAAAACCAAGTGCTGGCGCAGGTATGGACCGAGGAGGCAATTGACATTGAGCGGCATAAACTCGCCGAGCACATCGGGGACTTCAGCAAAGCGACCGTGCCTTCCGATTGCAAGGTATTAATCGGCTCGGCCGATTATCACAAAGGCCACGCCGGCAATATTACTATTGTTTACGAGGTCCGCGGTTTCGGTTACGAGGGCCGAAACTGGGTCGTATCGAGCGGCAGCCTGACGAGTTGGGAGGCGTTTGAGAACGTGGTGCTAAACGCCCCCTGGGAATGGAGCGACCCGGATAAGACCGACAAGAACCTGACTGTTCGTATCGTCTTTGTCGATGCAAGTTTTGGTTCGCCGGATGTGTTCGATTTCTGCCTGCGGCACCCGGGCAGGTGCTGCCCTGTCCGCGGCAAACAATATCAAAGATCGCCTGTGATTGCAACCGGTCTTGAAAAAACTGCGCACAAAAGATTTCAGAACCGAGGACTGATTTTGTATTGGGTGGACACCACTTTTTTCAAAAACCAGGTTACCGGCTGGGCCGCCGCCGAGCCGGGCGACAAGAGACAGACCGAATATTACGCCGAGATACCGGACACGTATTTCACTGAATTTACGAACGAGCACCGCGTAAAAGAGCGCGACAAAAAGACGGGGCAGGTCAAGTTTGTATGGCGACCGGTCGTTGGTGGCCGCCCGACTCACCACCTCGACACGGCGGTTTATGCCGCGGCGGCGGCGTTCCATCTGGGCGTTTACCGGATGAGACCGCCAAGGCCAACGACAAAAGGTCCGCAAAAACCAAAAACCAAACGGAAGATAAGAACTAAGTATTAGAAAGGATTGAAGATGTCAAAAAAACAAAAGACAGAAATCAAAAAACAGAAAACAAATATTGAAACTCAGGAACCGGCAAAGAAAAAAAAAGATGTGTATTCATTTCCGACAAAGAGTCGGTGCCCACGATGCGGCAGCACAGACACGCTGGCACTGAGCACGAATGGCGACAGACAATATCGCCGGTGTCAAATGGCTGTTTGTAAATGGCGGTATGCCGTTCGGGGCAAAAAGATTTAGATCCCGATTTTTACAGATATGTAAAAATTTTATACCGATTTTTACAGATATGGAAAGATTTTCGGAAAAACCCAAGATTTTTATTGAAAAGACTCTGATTATGCTATGATAGAGTTGTAACGTTTACAGGTAAAAGATATTTGGCCGGCTGTGCGGAGCCGCTCCTCTCACAGCTCGGCCTTTTTTATTGGTTGAAATTATGGCAATTACAAGTTCGTCAACTCGCGCAGAGGTACTGGCGCAGTATAACAACAATCTCGCGTGGGACGGCAATCCGGCAAAGGCTGCACTTGCACTGGAGGCGATTCGATGGCTTTTAGTAAATCGGCCGCAGAGTATTTCAATGGGCGATAAAGGTCAGATAGATTATGAATCGCTGGACAAACAGGCCAACGAGCTTAAAAAATTTATCAACACCAATGGTAGTGCGGTAAACCGTGTTTCGTTTGTTAAGGGCAGGGCCTTGGCATGAGAGACAAGACCATCAGAATTGATGATGTAAGACGGGGCACATATACGGCCCTGGGGTACAGGTCCGCCCGGGTTGCATCGGAGGAGGGGAGGGCGTATTCGGCCGGTTCGGGGGCGGCACACGCAGAGTACGACCGGGCAAAACTCATCAACCAATCCCGCAGTTTTATAAGGGACAACGCTATTTATAAGGGCATGATTGAACGGGCTGTGAATTATATAATCGGCAACGGCTTTACGCTGCAAATGGGCAGTAAAAGCAAAAAGTATAATGAAAAAGCCGAATCGCTCTGGCGCCAGGCACACCGCCGGCCGGAAAAAAGACAACTCTTAACCGGCAGGAAAGTAGATCGCATGGTGTGCCGTGAGCCGTTGGTTTGCGGCGACACCGGCGTCATAAAGGTAAGGGGGGGGCTTATACAACTGATAGAGGCCGAGCAGATAGCGGGTAAGCGAAGCGAGGCGCCGGATGGCGTCAAAAAAGACCAATATGGAAAGCCGATGGAATTTTATGTTTCTGCCTATAATAATCGCGGCAGATTGCAAACCAACGCACCAACAGCATACAGTCCGGTAGATTTCCTTTTTATCACGGACCCCGACAGGCCATCAGCAACGAGGGGTGTACCCCCCTGCCAATCGGTTTTCCCGATGTTGCATCGGATAAACGACGTTTGCGATTCGGAGGCGATAGCCTGGCAACTGCTCGCACACATGGCGATTGCCATCACCCGCGAGGAAGGTCCGGAAAAGGCTTGGGGCGAAAGCAAGGCGGACCCGAACAAAGAAGGAACCGACACATCCGGCGAACTTACAACTCGATTGACGGAGTTGGATTACGCTTTGGTATTTCATGCCAGACCCGGCGAAACGGTTTCTGGTATCGACAGAAACATCCCAGGCAGAAATTTTTCGGAAAGCCTTCGGATTTTTCTCCGGCTGCTCGGCCTGCCCTTGGGTTTGCCGCTCGAATTGATTTTGCTTGACTGGACCAAAAGCAATTATTCGCAGAGTCGAGCGGTATTGGAACAGGCATATCAATCATTTATTGGCTGGCAGCAGTCGCTTGATGACGAGTATTACAGGCCTCTCTTAGAATGGCGTATAAATCTGTGGCAAAAGGCCGGTTTAATTGAGAAGCGATCTGACGGAAAGAAGCACGGGTGGATCAAGCCGACTTTCCCGTGGATAGATCAATTAAAAGAAGTACAGGCGTATTCCGCTAAGGTTGAAAGGGGATTCTCTACTCATACCCAAGTTTGTAAATCTCTCAATGCTGACCGCGAAGACATAGTAACCGTTAGAGATGCCGAGATTCGGGATGCGATTAAGAGAACCCAAAAAATAGAGACCGACACCGGCGTCAAGGTGCCGTGGCAGATATTTTGCGGACTAGAAGCAAGCGTGGCCCCGAAAAAATCAAAAGACAAAGAAGATGCCGGGGCCGATGAAGATGACCGGAAAAAAGAGGATGACAAAAATGAATAATGCGGTTTTAGCACAGTTTCAAAAGCAGGCATGGGCAATGGAGCCGAGCGCTCTCAGCGCCCTTGTGTTGCGACTGGCCGAAATATCGCAATCGCCGCTGGTTTCGGTTAACGTAGGCAAAACAGAAGCAACGCTGCGCGTAGAAAACGGCGTCGCGGTGATACCGATAAAAGGTGTATTGATGAATGAGGTGCCGTCGTTTTTCAGGTGGTTCGGAATCGAAGCAACCTCTTATAACGACATCAGAAACCAGGTAAACAAAGCCGTCGGCGAGAAAAAGATAAGGTCTATATTGCTCGACGTTGATTCGCCTGGCGGCGAGGTCGGCGGCGTGCTTGAAACGGCCGATGTGATTGTAAATGCACGCGAAAAAAAGAAGGTAACAGCACAGGTCGGCGACATCGGATTTTCCGGTGCTTATTGGTTGTTGAGCCAGGCGAAACAAATAATAACGGGAGCCAACAGCGGGGTCGGCTCGATAGGTGTTTACACGGTTTTTGCGGACTTTTCAAAAAACGCCGAAAGCGCCGGGGTAAAGGTACACGTTATTCGCTCGGGAGATTTGAAGGGTATGGGCGTTTTAGGCGCCGAGATCAGCGCCGGGCAAATAGACAATATGCAAAAGTACATAAACGGCCTGGCCGAAAATTTTATTAAGTCAGTTGCAAACGGCCGGGGCAAGCCGGTCGGGGAAGTAAGGGAATGGGCGACCGGCCAGATATGGATAGCCAAGGAAGCAAAATTGTTGGGGCTTGTCGATAAGATTCGAAATGCAAGCTCGTTGACGAATAAAAACACTACAAAATCAGAAGGAGTAAATACCATGGATAATGAACGAACAGGGGCCGGGCAAGACGCAGCCGCAGGTAAGGAAACCACAACTGATTTGGTTTTGGCTTCGCAGCCGACTGCGACAAATGAGCGAGAAAGGTTCGCGGCCTTAAAGTCGGCCTTCCCGGACGATTTGGAGTTTGCGGTAGCCCAGTATGAGTCCGGCGCGACTGTTGAGCAGGCGAAGGCGGCTTACGCCGAAGTGTTACGGCAACGATTAGCCGAAAGCAAAGAAGAAAATCTGGCGCTGAAATCCAAACTCGACAGTCAGGCAAAAGCTTCGACCGAAGATGAAGGCGCCGACGCCGTTAAACATAACGAGGCGGCGACCGGCGATGGTGCGGACTTCATGGGTGTAGCAAAGGCCCTGGCTAAAGACGAAAAAATCAGCATGACCGAGGCCATGAAAAAGGTTGCAAAAGAGCAACCTGAGTTGCACGATAAATGGAAGGCAAGTATCCGACCTATCCGGCAAAAGCGCTGAAAGCACCGAAAAAGTTAGGTTATACCTGTAAACAGAAACCAAAAGAAAAGTTAAAAAAACAGAAGGAGCAAAATTATGAGCCAAGCATGTGATTCTCCAAAATCTTTTACTGCCGGCGAAGCCTTGGCGGATTTTCGGCGGGTGAAGTTTAATTCGTCATCAGCGGTCGTTTATGCCGATGCCGGAGAGATAGGAATCGGGGCAACACTCCAGGACGTGGCAAACGCAGCACATGCAGCCATCCAACTGGATAACGCCGGCGGCACGATGAAGGTAACGGCGGCGGGTGCAATCGCGGCCGGTGCGAGGTGTTTCCCGGCGGCGGACGGCAAGGTTTCGGCCGTACCCTCCGGGGCAAGCGTTGGTATTGCAATGGAGGCGTCAACGGCGGACGGTGACATTATCGAAATGATGCCGGTACAGGAACACCTGGATTGGCAGGGTCTGACATTTGAGGAAATCGACGACGACAAGACCCTGGACGCCCAGGATGCCGGTAAGGCCTTTTATGTTACGGCCGACGCAAAGACCATCACGCTGCCGGCGACGGACGTCAATCTCGGCCCCATCATTATCATCAACGGTGTGGCAGACGGCGGAGCCGCCGTGAATATCAGCCCGAACGCAAACGACCTCATTAAAGGCCCGGACTTCGACGGCACCGACAACAAGGACCATATCAACACGAAGGCAACAGCCGTTCTGCACGATTTCGTCAAAATTCGCGCCGATGGCGCCGAGGGATGGTGGGTCGAAGAAACCCGCGGAACGTGGGCCACCGAAGGTTAAAAAAAGTAAAGGCTATTTGCAAAAGTGAATAGTGGGTTTGATTTTATCGCAGGCCAGCGGTAAAACCGACGAAAGAACAAATCAAGCGGCAATTGGGTGCCCAGTCACCCGGTTGTCGCTTTTTTGTTGCCCACGCAAAACTTTTTTAAGAAGGAGTAAAATTATGATTCAGCAAACGACTTACGCAGTGCCGAGAGAGGATTTAGGCGAGGCCCTGCACGAGTACAACCCGGCATCGGACGGTTTTATCGCACAAGAGATACTGCCGGTCCGAGTGGTGAAGAAAAAGGCGGCGACGGTAAGCGTCGTAATTCGTGAAAATCTCAAGCGGGCCGATGCAATTCACGCCAACGGTTCGGCCTTTCATCGGATTACCATGACAACCGAGGACCTGGCTTACGCTTGCAAGGATTACGGACTCGAAGGCCCGCTCACCGATGATGACAGGGAAAACTTCGACAATGACTTTGATGCGGAACTCGAAACGACGATGCACGTCGAAAGGAGTCTGCTGATTGAACAAGAGATTCGAGTCGCAGCCAAAGTTTTCAACACTACAACCTTTACCGGTGCCGCCCTCTATACCGACGTCAGCAGCGCCCCCTGGGACGCCGCGGGAAGTGGGGCAATCGGCCATGTCGCGGATGCGCGGGAAAAGGTTAGGAAAAACACTGGATACGCAGCCGACTCGATGGTAATCGGTCCGGTTACCCTGAACAATTTGCTCAAAAACACAGCAATATTGGGCAAGTTTCCCGGCGCAACCATCATCACAGAGGCGATGCTCAGGGCAAATCTGGCTGGTATTCTCGGCATACAGAACCTTTTTGTCGGCAACGAAATCTACGACTCAGCGATTGAAGGCCAATCGTTCAGCGGGGCGGATATTTGGTCCGATGACTATGCCCTGATATTCAAGAGGCAGGAAGGCCCGGTATCGAGTGGCGGTCTGGGGCGAACGATCCTCTGGGGTCGCATGAGTCCGAACAACATCACGGTTGCTTCATACCGCGAGGAACAAACCGAAAGCGACATTTATCGCGTTCGTCATTACCTTGACGAAAAAATATTCGACCCGTATTTCGGACATCTTCTGAAAATTGATGCTTAATCGCATATCAGGGCGTACCAGTTAACCAACACCTGATTGCAAATCATAACCTTTGGTTTGGCAGGTTTGATGATATAGGTGGCGGGGCCGGGCAACCGGCCCGGCGCCGCCGGAATCAACGGAAAGGACTTGCAATGGACTCTCTGAGCGAGCAGGACAAGGAATGGATTCGGTTGACCGCGCGAGAGTTGGCGTTTCAGGCGATAAAAGAGACGCTCAGCGTACATATTCAAAGCTGCCCGCACGGACTGGCGATCATGAAGGCCAAGTGGCTGATTATCGGTGTTTCGATCGGCCCGATGCTGGTCGGCGGCGGCGCCGGATACGCCCTGGCAAAACTGTTTGCGACAATGTGATCTTGAAAGGTTAAAGGAAACCTGCGCGATGGAGTTTCCGGCAAAAGAATTTTACGAAATTAATCGCGTTCTGTTCCTGGCGTCCGGCGAGTGCAAAACCGAAGAGCAAACATCCGCCTGCCAAAAGGCAAACGAAGCTGTTGCGGCGGCGGCGGAAAAAATAAAAGAGTTTTTTGAAATATTGAATAGTTAAGGGAAATTTGTGCGATGGCTTTTCCAACAATAGCGACAATTGCTTCAGATTTACATGGGAGCACGGAATCATCCGGGTCAGGTCCGGGCGATAGGTCAGGATTTATTCGGCACTATGGGTCAAGAGACCGCAGGCTCGGCGAAATCGTATCAGTCGCAAATAGCAGCAGTTCGGATTTATTGGTTCTTGCCGGCGATAACGTGGATAGTGATTGTGCGGACGGCAGCAAGTTGTCGAATTTTACAAGTATGATTAATTACTTGGATGCAAATTTGAATTGTGATTTTATAACCACCATCGGAAATCATATTTGGACACCCACATCTCCGCCGTGGGATGGTGAAGGAGACGCTCCTTCCATGTCGGATTATTTTGACGCCCTTGACGCTTCAACGAGCGAGGGGGCAAAGGCAAACTATTACGGGCCGGATTCCGAGGCTTACTCTTTTTCTTACACGGACATCAACGGTATGTTATGGGTAGTGGTGTTATGCCCCGTGCATACATTTTTTGAGCAGGATGACCCGTATGATTATCTCGATTGGCTTGACACAAGATTGCAGGCAGCGGCTTCTGCCGGAACACCCTGTTGCGTAGTGACTCATGTTCATCTTTGGCAGAACTCGAACAACTCGAATCCGAACACTCTGCGGATTAGCGACACGGCGTGGTCGTCCTTACAAACCATATTTGACGATGCAGATACGTTGCAGTGTGTATTTGGCGGGCACCAGCATGCGGGGGGAGCTTGGATGAAAAGGAAAGGGGTGTGGTTTATCGATGTTGAGGGTTCGGTTTCGATGCCACCGAACCAGACAGATACAGCCAACGCGTATATGGTAGTAACCATAAATCCTCAACAAATTTGGACTCCAAACGGAATGAAAGCTCAGGTTAGGGTTGTACCTTATGGGTTGTGCAGGGTCAATAAACCAGAATACGACAAGTTCATTGTATGCTAATTTGATTAACCTTGGATGGCGGCGAGATATAAGCCATTCAAAATATTCAAAGGAGCTACATGAGTTTTTGATAGATAACTGTATTTGCCGCATGGACTGTCCGCCGACCGGCCCATGCTGCCCTAAAAATTGCAAACATCTTGGGCCGAATGGTTGCAAATTAGAAAGAAAAGACCGCCCCTATGTATGCTTGCACGCAATGTGTTCATATTCGTTCAGGAGATTATTAAATGATACAACTTAATACAGCATCGTCAGCAAAGGATTATGACTGTACGTCAGAAGTTGAATTAAGGGTTGATGATACAACCACTAACTTCCAAAACACGACCGGCAGGGCTATCCAGCCGGTGATAGAACTGGAAGTTACAGCTGTAAAGACGGACTATCGATTTACAAGCGGTGCAGTCGTTAAGTTCAGACTGTATATCAGCGATGACGGCTTAAAATCCAACGGCAATAAGGTAGTCTTTAATCAAGGAAACACAATCGCTGAATATATAGAATATACTGTCGGTGCCGACTTCAGCCCATTGATTATGCTGCAATTTGGCGATTTTGTATTCGGAACCTCCAAATACATGTTTATCACGGTCGAAAGCGACAATGTAAATGATGATGATGTACAGATTGGCAACTTGAAAATATACGACCGCACCTGTGCCACTGAGTACTCATCAACTGGCGGGCTACCGAGAGTTGACACCAAGACCGTACTTGACGACACGCCATCTGGGGATAGCGACTTTCAAGCCGCCTGTGATTTGGCTATAAAAGCATTAGAGCTTGACCATTTGATGAGTGCCGCATGTGTTTCTGACGACATAACAACTAATGTGGTTGATAATTCTGTTATAGCTAAAATACTCGCTGTTGGTGGGGACATTAGCGATTTTACAAACAGCCTACACTCGCTCGAAGGCATTATAAACTATTTGCAGTCAGACGAATTTGCTCGAAAAATCGCAAAAAAAATCCCAAGATGATAGGGGTCGAAAATGAAAAAGCTAATTATAACTATAGTTTGTTGTTTACTGGCGGCTCAGGTATTAGCGTCAAATGAAATCCGGATGCCAAACTTCCCATCTGGCGAAACGCTCTACGCCATAATCCGCAACGCAGCCGGCCAGGCGTGGGACCCTTCGGATCAGGCCTTTGAAAACTGGCCGGACCGTACCGACGATGGCGACAGCGCAAAACAATACGATATTTCTATGACAGATAAATCCGCCGATATGTACGTCGGCGACTTCGATTCCAACATATCGGCGGGTAGATACTATATCCAGATATGGTTACAAGACAGCACCGACCCGAATGAGGTCGATGATGACCTTGTCGGGCTGCGTGAAATCGTATGGAACGGCTCTGCCGAGGAATATGTAATTGATTCGAGCGGACGGGTCGATGTCGGCGCAGTGGGCGGAACCGCACAGACGGCCAACGACAACGGCGCGGATATTAACGCAATCCTGGCCGATACCGCAGCGGTCGATACCACAGCCGAGATGCGTACCTTTTTGACCGGCGGCGACACGGCGGTCAGCACGGTTACAACCGCCGAGGTCAACGCCGAAGTTGACAATGCACTTAATACAGCAGTGCTTGGTTCGCCCACCAACAATTCTATTAATGAACGCATAAAATCAATTGATGATAAACTGCCGGGTAAATCCTTTCTGGCTGGTTCGGCGGACGCCGACGGCGGTTGGGACCAGGATTATTCTGACATGTGTAAGGGCGCGATTTGGGACGCTGAAACCAGTCAATGTCTGCAATCAGGAAGTATGGGCAAGCGGTTGACGGACATATTTAACGATACCGCCGAGATAGGCGCCGCAGGTGCCGGGCTTACCGACCTTGGCGGCATGAGCACAACGATGAAAGGGCAGGTAAACGCTGAGGCCGACACTGCAATCAGCGATGCGGCCCTTGCAACGGCGGCGGCCATTGCCACAATCGATACAAACGTCGATGCTGTGCTTTACGATACAGGCACTACTTTGAATGACAAGATAGACGTAATCGACACGAATGTCGATGACATCGAGACCGACACGGGCACTACTTTACCGGCGACACTTTCCACAATGAGCACAAACATCGATGACATCGAGACCGACACGGGCACTACTTTACCGGCGACACTGGCAACAATTGACGATAACGTTGATGATGTTCTGGTCGACACGGGCACCACTTTACCGGCGGCAATTTCCGGAGTTGAGGGAAAGGTTGATACGGTTGACGGTGTGGTCGATTCAATTCTCACCGACACCGCCGAGATAGGCGCTGCCGGCGCCGGTCTTACCGACCTTGGCGGCATGAGCACAACGAGGAAAGGGAAGGTCCACGCTGAGGCCGATACGGCGATCAGCGATGCAGCCCTTGCCACGGCAGCCAACCTTGCAACGGCCAGCACAAATATCGATGCCGTGCTGGTTGACACCGCCGAGATAGGCGCTGCCGGCGCCGGTCTTACCGACCTGGGCGGCATGAGCACAACGATGAAGGGGCAGGTAAACACCGAGGCCGATACGGCGATCAGCGATGCGGCCCTTGCAACGGCGGCCAACCTTGCGACTGTCGATGGAAATGTTGATGATATTGAATCGGCGGTAGGATCGCCGGTTGCCCTCGACTCCGGTGCGGCAACACTGGCCGGTATGCTTACAAAAATTGCCGACGACAACGGTGGCGCCGATTTTGATGCGACAAACGATTCGCTTAAGGGCCTTCGGGCCTGGGGCGATGTCAACTGGGGAGCTGGAGCTGGGACTTACCTGTTAAGCACAGACGTTGCGACCGGCGATACGACAACATCATTTACAATGACTGACGGCGTGGCCGCCGACGATGCCTACAACAACGGTATCATCGCCGTTCAGGATGCCGGTGACAGCCATTGGGAGGCTCGCAGGATAAGCGATTATACTTCCGGCAAAGTTATCACCGTTGATACGGCATTCAGTTTCCCACCCGCAGAGTCCGACACCGTCAGGATTATTTACGGCATGGCGATGAGCGGCTCGGGTACTACACCGGCGGCGGTGTGGGCGTACGGGACAAGGGTGCTCACCGGCGCCGATAACATTGCCGCTCCGATTGCCGATGCGGTGTTTGACGAGACCGCAACCGGGCACACCGATGCGGGCAAGGCCGGAGCCCAGATATGGACCGACATTGATGCAATACTGACTGATACCGCAACCACCCTGCCGGCTTCACTTGCAGCCATCGACAGCGACACCGGTGATATACTTGTTGATACAGGAACTTCACTGCCCGCTTTGCTTGCAGTAATCGGCACGAATGTCGATGACATTGAAACGGACACGAGCACCACTTTGCCGGCGACACTTTCGTCAATGGATACGAACATCGACGCGGTACTGGTCGACACGGGTACCACGCTTCACGGTTTTATTGATACCGAAATCGCTGCGATCAAGGCGGTGACGGACCTGTTCAGCTTTACCGGCAACGATGTCAAGGCCACCCTGGACGGGGAAACAACCGCGTTAAGTTCGACCGGCCTGAATAATATCCCGATAACCGACCCGGCGGGCATCGCCGATACCTGGCCGGAAATGTCTGTGCAACTTTGGAGAAGGTTCTTCAAAAAAATTGATCGCACCACGACACAAATCCGCACCTACGACGACTCCGGCTCAAACGTGAGGACGACACAGACGGTTTCGGACGATGGGACGACAACGATTGTAGGAGCGGCTCAATAATGGCAGGAACCGACAGGATTGACATTGCCGATATTGACGAAATAGCACCACCGTTCGATCTGGACGGCGGCGAATCGCCCGCCGCTGTTACGCCGACTATCGAGGCAGAAAGTGAGTTCGACCAATTGTGTGTCGCCTCGATTGACGACTTCGAGCCGTTCTTCGAGACGGTTACGATTTACCCCGCCTCCGGCGGCAGCCGCGAAATTACAAGGGCGATCGTACACAACCGCCTGTTGCCTCAGAAACTTGCCGGCGTGCCTGGCGCCTCGGCCCCTTTGATTATTGTAGAGGTGCCAAACGATGCGACTACCGGATATGCAAGTTACGAACTTAACGATGGCAGAGATGAAATTGAACTGCCCGTCCGTCTGGGCCAGACGGCCCAGCGCCGCAGGATATTGAGATTGTTAAGTCACGATTACGCGTGGTGTAAATTAGAGGTGAGGTAATGGCAACCGATCCCGTGGTTGAGGTAAAGTTTGAAGAGCAAAAGTTAAAGGCAGTCGCCCGCCTGCTTCGCGGCATACCGAACGGGATGAACCTCGTAATCCCGCCGGCAATCAACCTTACCGCCACAACCGCCCGCGCCTGCCTGGCCCGAGACCTTAAGGAAGACGTGAACCTTAAAATATCCGCTATCAAAAAACGTATTATATTGCATAGGGCGAATAAAAAAAACTGGAGGGCCAGACTTCGACCAAGCAGAAAAGGGATACCTTTGATACTTTACGGTGCACGGCAAACAAAAAAAGGCGTCACTTATAAGGATGTAGAAGAACAAAGAGTTCTTATGGAAGGCGCATTTATACAGACGATGCCGATAACCGGGGCAAAACAAAAAAAGGGTCACAAGGGGGTATTTGAACGCGACCCAGATGATCTTTTTAGTACGGGTCGCGACACAAAGGGAAGGGTTCGAAAGGGCCGTTTGCCTATAAAAGAGTTGTATGGTGTTTCGCTGGCATGGTCTTTTGAAAATATTGGACAAATTAGAAATAAAACAATGGCCGAAACAGGGGAAATACTTGAAAAAAATATCGACAGCAAGGTTGCCTGGCTTTTATCAAGGAGGGCAAGCTGATGGCAGAGCCGATAGCAGAACTGATTGCACAGAATATCAAGGCAGCAATCGAGTCGGTCAACGCCGGCGAAGTTGTCGAGGGCAACGCGTATCACTACACGCTTAAGCCGCTCCGTCCGCTTCGCGTTGATTATGAAAATGTTAAATGGAACAATCACGATGTGATAATCCGCCAGATGGATTCCGGGCCGTCCGCGGCGGCCCAACTTAGAGTACGGCGGGTACTCAACTTTGCGCTTTCGGCGATTTGCATCGACTCGATCGACTCGTCAACCACCATCGACACCCACCAAAACCGCGTTGCCGCCGATATCGAAAAGGCGCTGCAGGTCGATACCACACGCGGCGGTTACGCCTTGTTCACCGAGGTAGGCGATGCGGTTCCGTTTGAAAGCGACGAACTCGAACTGACGGGGATACTCATCGATGTTGCCGTCCATTACTCGATAATGGAAAAAGACCCTTACACAAACGGTTAAAAATTAAAAAGGAGTATAAAAAATGCTTACACGCAAAAGAGTCGCAAAGGTGGCCCTTGAAAATACGATGGGTACAAAGGTGGCCGGCACCCAGGCGGTCAATATTTACGACATGGACGGGCCGGTATCCACCGCCGAATATCTAAGGCGGGCCGGGACAGGTCTTTATACGGGCAATACTGTTACCGGCGTTCACGGCGCAGAGACCGGACGGGCTTCGGGCAGGATACCGCTCATCGGGACGGGTTCCAGCGGTATGGGCCTGGCGGCGCTGATATTTTTACAGGCCGGCTGGCTGGTCAAATCTTCCGAGACTTATCAGGTATCGAGCAACGCGGCGAATTGGAAGGCGTTAAGTTTCGATGCCTGGCTGGACGGCAAGAAAAAGAGCCTGTTCGGCGCTATGTGCAATCTGGTGCTAAATTGGGAGCGGGGCCGTCCGGAGGGTGCAATGCTGGATTTTGAGTTACAAGGTATATTCTCATCGGTTACGGACGAGGCCCTGCCAGCGTTCAGCCCGGAGGACCGCCCGCCGATGCGGATGACGGCCTTTACTATTAATTCGGTTGCTAAAAAGATTCACTCGCTGAGCCTTGACATGCAAAGCGAAGTAGTTCCGCGAAGCGACCCTAACGCCACGCAGGATGAGACCTTGCAGTACATCATAACCGACAACAGTCCGCAAATAACCATCGACCCGGAGGACGAACTTGTTGCAAGCTACGACTTTGACGGGATTCGGCAGGGCCGTACCGAGCACGCGATTGTCGCCACGTTCAGCGATGGGACCGACACTGTTACGGTAACGCTGCCAAAGGTACAACTCACCGAGTGTCCCGAAGGCGAACGCGAAGGGTTGAGCACCATCCAATATGTCGGCCAGTGCAATCATTCTTCGGGCGACGATGCAGTACAGATAGCAGTTACATGACAGGTGCAAAAATGGCAAAAAAGAAAAGCAAAAATTTACTGGACCCGAAAATCAAACAAATGGTTTGTGCCAATCATGGCGGCATGGACAATGCCTCCGATGCGGCGATATTAAATTTGTGGAACCGCCTCGGCCCAGACGTTCAAAAAAGGTACGCCGAAAAACAGAAAGGGGCCCACGATGCCGATAGCGATTGACCCGGAAGCGACATTTCCGCTTATTTTACCCGGCGACGTCGACAAGCCAATCGCCGAACAGCCACGATTTATATACCGAAATCTGACGGCCCGGCAGTGGTTGGCCGTCTGCAACTCACTCGATAAGATGGATGAGTGCAAAACAAACGAAGATTTGATTACGCTGATATTCGACGGCTGCCGTACAGGGCTTGTCGGCTGGGAAAACATGGGCAGAAAATTTAACCCGAACGAACTTGAAGATGTGCTGACATTTATAGAGGCGACACAATTATTGGTCGCGTTGAAGGCGTCAAGCCTGCCGAGTCTGGAAAAAAAAACGCCTTCCGAATCGCTATCGGAATCAGATACGGCGCAATCTGTCAAAATTGCCCCGGACCCGACAGGTGCCGGGACAAACCAACAAAATTAGAACCGATAGAGATGGATTGTTCGTGCGGTTCAAGGTGTGATTTGTGTGAAAACGGCAAAATAAAAATAACACAATGCCCCTTAAATTTGATTACGCCGGATGTTGGTCAGGCGATTATGCACGCGGAATTATTTGAAAAAGGTATGCCGGTTGTTGCCGGCGGTCAACTCGACCAGACGCAGTGGTTTTTATGCGTTTATTATTTTGTGATGAATGAAAAGGCTTTTTGGAAAAAGAAATTCGGTATTTTTTAGATGGCTCGGCATAACGTAGAAATTGCGATAAAGGCACGCGACCAGGCAAGCAAAAAACTCGGCCTCATCGGCCGCACTGCCAATGCTCTCGGTAAGAACCTTCGCAATCTGGCCTACGGACTCGGCGTATATTTCGGGGGCAGGGCGATTTTTGGTCTGATGAAATCATCGATTGAACTGGCGGCCCAACAGGAGGAGGCAAACGCACTCTTAATTCAGTCGTTGAAAAATATCGGTGCGAAGTATCAGGTTGTTTTTCCAAGGCTCACGAGATTTTCGGCTGAAATTCAAAGGCAAACAAGACTCGGCGATGAGGAGGTCGAACAACTCTTACAACTCGGCCTTAATCTTGGCCTGACGACCGACAAGATAGAGGAGGCTACAAAGGGAGCTATCGGGCTTCGGTCGATAATGGCCGGCAGGCTCGGCATAACCGAGGCGATGAAATATATGGCACTGGCTTACCAGGGCGAATTTACCATGCTTCGCCGTTATATACCGGAATTAAGAAAGACGACCGATGCACAGGAGCAGTTAAACATCGTCCGCCGAAAAGGAATTGAAGGTTTCCGACTGGAGGCCGAGGCGGCCCGGCGAGGTTTGGGGCCTATGATTCAGCTTCGTAACACAATCGGCGATATAAAAGAGATTCTCGGGTCAGCCTTTTTACCGTCTGTTCAGAACGATGCCGACAAACTGAAAAGTTGGGCACAGGATTTTGCAATTACTATGCAGAGCGTAGCCTTCGACATCCGCAACATGGACCTTGCCTGGGATACGGCAATGACGGCTATGACGTTGTCGGCGACGCAGGCGGCCGAAAAAATATGGAAGGTTTTGAAATTTTTGCCGCCAATAGCGATAGGCAATCTTGCAAAAAAAGTGATAACTGGAAAATGGGTAGGAGATGAGCTTCCCGACACCAAGTTGCTGCAGAATCATTTGACGCAGCTAATTGCCCAAAGAGATCGAAAATTTCATGCTGAACTGAGGGGTATGGGCGCAGCAGGTATAGGCGGTGTAGGCGTTGCGGGGGCGGGTGCACCAACACCGCCCCAGGCAATTGCGGCGGCGGTGCGGGGTTCACTTTCGCCGGTTACCGGCAGGCTTTTGACCTTTGCGCCCGGCCAGGCGGCGGGAGAGGACCCAGCTGTTCGTGTGGCGCGGCAGCAGCTTGCGGTACAGAAAAAATCACAGGATCTGCTCGCACAAATCGCCCAGGCACTGGCGCCGGCGGGTATGCCGCAGCCTGCGACCGTGATGCAGGCGGCCAACTTTGATTATTAAGGACAGTTATGTCGGTTATTTCGGTTAAAGAAGATTACAGAAGTTCGGGACCGTCGAGCACGCGGCTCGATTTGATTACGCTTCGGGCGAGCAAAGACGATGCAAGGGTGTTTGATGTATTATTTTCGCAAGGCGAGACGGCGGCCGAAAGAAGGGTACTCGCCAAGACGGCGGTTGACCCCTTTTCCGGCGAAAAGATTCCTCAGTACTGGGAGCAGCACCCGGCCGATCCGTGGCTGTTTGTAACTTCAATTACATCGAGCCAGGGCACCGGGCCTTTTCATTATAAAGTTGCTGTCAATTACGTATCGGTGGGTAACCCGCTTGAGCAGCCGATGGAGATTGAATGGTTGCACAACATAACGAACGAACTGGTTGACCGCGAGGCGACCGGCAAGGCGATTACCAACTCGGCTAACGAATCGTTTGACCCGCCCATCACAAAAGAAGTGTACGATTTGGTGCTTAGACTCAAAAGGAACGAGGAATTATTTAACCCGATAAATGCGGTCAAATACACGGGCGCAATAAACAATGACAATTTTGTCTGCCCCGCCGATTATTCGGGTACTACCGTTCAATACCCCCCCGGCGTAGTTAAGTGTACACTACTTAAAGGAATCCCTAAACGGGCGGCGACATTGTATTATCACGAGGTGCATTATGAATTTCAGTTTCGACTCGGCGAAATAGAAGAAACCGAGCCGGGTACATGGGAGGTATTGGGCCTTGGCTGGAAAAAAAGAATCCTTGACCAGGGATTTCGTACATTAAAAAAAGAAGACGGCGAATGGACGGGTGAGTATGAGCCGATTCTGGACGCCGAGGGCAACCCCGTCCGTGAGCCGCAGCTTTTGGACGGCAAGGGCGAACAACTTAAAGAGCCCACAGAAGACGGCGACGGCATTGACGCCGACGGGACACCAGGCCAGTTTAACAGGTTTAAGGGAGTTTTTCTGACATTTGATGTAAATAAAAAATTACCGTTTAGTGATTTGATGCTGGCATAAAAAAAGGAGTATAAAAAAAATGCGAAAAATATTATTAATTGGTTTGTTTTTAATTTTGGCGGCCGCCTCACCAGCTGCCACCGTCCGCTGGCTTGGCAACGCGACCGCCGTGGCGCAGGTAGAAAGATACGATGCCGGAACGGTGGAGGTGGGCGATATATTTACGCTGACCGTAACCGGACTGGACGGTGTTACAAAGGCAATCAGCTTTACCGCCACGGCCGCGACCGCCGACAACGTGGAAGACGGCCTGGCTGCCGCATGGAACGCCTCGACAAATTCCAATTGCACCCCTGTTACAGCCGACCCGAACTATCATATTGTAATGACCGCCGATACGGCGGGCAATGCCTTTTCAATTACCGCCTCGACCACAGACGGCGGAGGAAACGACACGCAAACGCTGTCAAAAACGACAATTACAGCCAACGCCGGGCCGCAGGACTGGAGCAGCACCGACAACTGGTCGGGCGGCGCCCTACCCGGCGGCGCCGCAAGCCAGGATGTTTATATCAACGGAGCTACAATCCTGTACGGACTTGACCAGTCCGGAATATCAAA